ACAAGAAAGAAGAAATGGCAGAAGTAGAGGAGCAAGTAAAACAAGAACTTAGCGAAACTCCTGCAACTGAGCCTATCTCTCACAATCCAGAAGTAAAACAAAAAGTAAATTTAAAGTTCGCTCGAAATAGAAAAGAAACAACTTTAGATAGAGTAATGAAAAGATTAACTAACAATTAAAATTAAAAAAAATGCCAAATCCAACAATTACAGCAAGTAGTTATGCAGGAGAGTTTGCAGGAAAATATCTTGCAGCTAGTCTTTTAACAGCAAAAACATTAGATGATGCTGCTATAACTATTATGCCAAACATCAAGTACAAAGCTGCTATGAAAGTAGGAGCATTTTCAAACTTAGTAAGAAGTGCAGACTGCGACTTCGATGCAACGACTTCAGGTCTTACACTTACTGAGAAAGTAATAACTCCAACTGAGTTACAAGTAAACTTACAAATCTGTAAGAAAGAACTTCACTCTGATTGGGAAGCTGCACAAATGGGATATTCTGCATTTGACAACTTACCTTCACTATTCTCTGATTTTGTTATCGCAAGAGTAGCTGCAGAGGTAGCAAGTGCAACTGAAACTTCTATCTGGGCAGGTTTAGCAGGAGAGGGTAACTTCAATGGCTTAGTAAAACTTGCAACAGACGATAATACTGTAGTAGATGTTGCAAAAGCAACAGTAACTTCTGCTAACGTAATTGCTCAATTAGGAGCTATTGTAGATGCTATTCCATCTGGAGTTTACGGAGCAGATGACCTTATCATTTATGTATCACAAAACATTCATAGAGCTTACATTAGAGCTTTAGGTGGATTTGGTGCAGCAGGTTTAGGAGCTAATGGATATGACAACAAAGGAAACAACCAATCATTAGATGGTTTATTCTTTGATGGTGTTAGAATCTATCCTACATCAGGATTAGCTGACAACAATGCAATAGCTGCAAGATCAAGTAACTTATTCTTTGGAACAGGTCTATTAAACGACAGAAACGAAGTTAAAGTAATTGATATGTCAGACATTGACGGATCACAAAACGTAAGAGTAGTAATGAGATATACAGCAGGGGTTCAAATCGGAGTCGGTGCAGACGTAGTTCTTTATTCTTAATATTTTTAACTAACATATAAGAGGGTGGGTATTAATCTACCTACCCTTTTTTAATACTAACAATTATGGCTTGTACAATAACTCAAGGACGTGCAGTACCCTGTAAATCAGGAGTAGGTGGTTTAAAGACTGTTTACTTTGCAGATTTCGGATCACTCGGAGCAGCAGCAGATAGTGCGTCTAAAACCCCTTTTGATTCTGACTTTAATGGTCAAATTGATACTTTTGCTTCCTTAACAGGATCTGCACCATCTTCAAGTGGTGCTTTAAAAAAGTTTGACATCAAAGGTAATTCATCTTTAGAAACTGCAATCAACAGCTCAAGAGAAAACGGAACTACGTTCTACGAATCAACATTAAATATGACGCTTACTTTCTTAGAAAAGGCTACACAAGAAGAAGTTAAATTAATCTCACACGGAAGACCACACGTTTTTGTTGAAGATTATAATGGTAACTACTTTGTAATGGGCTTAGAACACGGAGCAGAAGTAACAGGAGGCTCAATCGTAAGTGGTGCTGCTATGGGAGACCTTAGTGGATTTACACTAACTTTAGTATCACAAGAAAGAATACCACCAGCATTTGTGTTAGGCACAGAGGTTGTAAATAATTCAGATACTGATCAAATAGCACCTAATTAAAATAATTTTTGTATATTACAAAAGTTTTCATTAATTATTTTTAGGTTAAAGAAAGAGGGGAGTTTTAATGCTCCTCTTTTTTTATACACAAAATCTAAACTTTGTACGTTATATAAGTATGATACACTTAACTACATCTGCATCGGCACAGACATTTAAAGTAATACCGAGAAGCTATGCAAGTACTGTAAGTATGATACTAAGAGACGATTCAACAAACACCTCTACAACATACTCAGTAAGCACAACAACAGATAAAAATTATTTAGTGATATCAAAAGCATTAAGTCCTATATTAGTAGAGGGAAGGTTTTACGACCTAACTTTAAAAGAGGGAAGTAATGTAATTTATAAAGACAAAGTTTTCTGTACTGATCAAGCTATATCAAGTTACTCAGTAAACAATGGAGAATATACAACACCATCAGCAAACAATGCTTACGATAATGATTATATAGTAATATGAAAAACAAATCAGATTTAAGTATAGTAAATTTAAGCACTTACACTTCGCCAAGAGTAAAAGAGGTTAGTGGTAAAGATTGGATTGAGTACGGAGCAGATAACAACTATTTTCAATACTTAATAGACAGATACAACGGAAGTCCTACCAACAACGCTATTATAAATGGTGTTAGCGAGATGATTTACGGAAAAGGGTTAGATGCTACCAATTCAAATAGAAAGCCTGACCAGTACGCTCAAATGAAGTCTTTATTTAATAATGATTGTGTAAGAAAATTATGCTATGATCTTAAATTAATGGGACAATGTGCTATACAAGTTATCTATTCAAAGGATAGAAGCAAGATTGTACAGTTAGAACATATGCCTATTGAAACTCTTAGAGCAGAGAAGTGCAATGATAAAGGAGAGATAGAGGGTTATTACTATTTTAGTGATTGGGCAAAGTACAAGCGAGGAAACGAACTAACAAGAATACCTGCATTTGGAACTTCTAAGGAAGGACTAGAAATACTTTACATAAAGCCATACAGAGCAGGTTTTAAATATTATAGTCCAGTAGATTATCAAGGTGGTACACAATACGCTGAATTAGAGGAGGAAATATCTAACTTTCATTTAAACAACATTCTTAATGGTCTAGCGCCTAGTATGTTGATTAACTTCAATAATGGAACTCCTGATCCTGAACAAAGAGAAATGATAGAGAGAAGAATCTACGAAAAGTTTAGTGGTTCTAGTAATGCAGGTAAATTTATATTAGCCTTTAATGACAATCCAGAAACTGCTGCAAGTATCGAACCTGTGCAACTTAGTGATGCACATCAACAATATGAGTTTTTAAGTTCAGAGAGTTCTAAAAAGATAATGGTATCTCACAGAATTGTAAGTCCAATGTTATTTGGTATTAAGGATGATACAGGACTTGGAAACAATGCAGATGAATTAAAGACTGCTTCTATCTTATTTGACAATCTTGTAATTAAGAGCTTTCAAGGACTTTTAATTGAAGGTTTTGATAAAATACTAGCTTATAATAATATCTCGTTGCATTTGTACTTTAAAACGCTTCAGCCGTTAGAATTTACAGACTTAGAAAACGTAGAGGATGATGAAACAAGAGAAGAAGAAACAGGAGTTAAACTTTCTGAAGATATTATAGACAACGAAATAGCAAACGAGTTAATCGACTTAGGAGAGAATGAAGAAGATATACTAAAGGACTATGATTTAATTGACGAACACGATGTGGATTATGAATTAGATGATGAGCTTAACGAAAAAATAAATGAACTAAACAATGAAGTAAAACTAGTTAGTACAGGTCGAGCAAACAAAACAAAAGATAGTAAGCAAGATGGTACAACTAAATCTTCAAGAGCTTTAGGTTACACATTTTTAGTTAGATATACATACACAAAAGCACCAGGTAGTGCAAAATCTTCAAGAGAATTTTGTGAAAAAATGATGAAGGCTAAAAAAGTATATCGAAAAGAAGATATTATAGCTATGAGTAAATTAGCTGTGAATCCAGGCTTTGGGAAAAATGGAGCTGATCAATATAATATTTGGTTATACAAAGGAGGAGCTAGATGTTTTCATCGCTGGACAAGAAAGATATTTTTAAGAAAAGACGATACTAAAGGTGTTGGTAAAAGTATATCAACAAACAGATCTATCAAAGCAGGATTCAAACCAGAAACGAATAATAAAAAAGTAAGTATAGCACCTAAGAATACAAACTATAAAGGATATACTGCAGCTTATTGGAAAAAAATGGGGTTTAAAAATTAATTATGGCAACAGTATTATTCATATCAAGAACAGATTTAGTTAAGAACAGTATTATCGATGGTAATACAGATACTGATTTATTTATACAATTTATTAAGATTGCACAACAAATAGAAATAAGAAACTATTTAGGTTCTAAGTTATATGACAAAATAGGAGCAGATATTGCAGGATCAGGTTTATCAGGAAACTATCTAACCTTAGTAAATGAATATGTACAACCTATGTTGATATGGTATGCTCAGGCAGAGTATTATCCTTATGCAGCATACAAAATCAAAGCAGGAGGCGTATTTAAAGGAACATCAGAAAACTCTGAATCAGTTTCTAAGGGAGAAGTAGACTTTCTAGTAAACAAAGCAAGAAACACGGCAGAATATTATACACAAAGATTTTTAGATTACATAAACAACAATAGTAGTCTATTTCCTGAGTATAATAACAATAGTGGAGGAGAT